GGTGGGGTGGATGCGGGGCGGGAATGAGGGGGGAAGCCCGCCGGTGGGTGCAGGGGCTTGTCTGCGGAACGGCCATCACGGCGGCGGAGCTGGCCGCCGGGCTGGTGCTGAATGTCTGGCTGGGGCTGGGCGTCTGGGACTACTCCGGGCTGTGGGGAAATTTTCTGGGGCAGGTCTGCCCGCAATTTTGGCTGCTGTGGTGCTTTGGCTCCATACCCAGCATCGTGATCCTGGACTGGCTGCGCTACGCCGTAGAGGGCGGGGAGCGGCCGCGTTACAATTTTTAGCGGAGAAAGGAGCGTTTTTATGGAACTGTCTGTTATTATCGCCATCATCGGCGTGCTGGTAGCTTTGACCAATGTGATCGTGGAGGTGGCGAAGAAGGCCACCTGGGACAAGCTCCCCACCAACATTCTGGCGCTGATCGTGGGCGAAGTGCTGACCATCGGCGCGGGTATCGCTTATTTCCAAATCAAAGGCATCGCCATCGTCTGGTATATGATCGCGGCGCTGGTGGTGGCTGGTTTCATGGTGGCCTATGCGGCAATGTTCGGTTTTGATAAGCTGCGGGAAATTATGAACTGGGGTGAAAAGAAATGAGGAACATCATCCCGGAGAACGGGTATCTGGTCTATGAGGACACCCATGAGCGGGTGGTCTTCTATGAGTGCGACCCGGCCAAGAATACCCAGTGCCCGAAGACCATGTGCCGGCTTGAACTGCCGGAGGATGAGGGCGGCTTTGGCTTCTGCACTAAGACCCTCGATCCGGCGTTCCGAAAAGACGGCGGAAAGGCCTGGTATGCTGTGGAGAAAACCCCGGACGAGGGCGAGCCCTACTGGGGACGGGAGTACATTGAGGAGGCGTAACCTATGACAATCCAAGAATGCGTTGCCTATGTGGAGAGCCACATGGAGGTGCGCTACGCAACTCAAAATGGAGCTTACCGCTCTGGGCGGGTCATCTCCAAGCATCAGGGCTGCGTCAACCACTCGGTGGGCTGCGCCCAGCCCAAGGCGAATGTGTTCTTCAACTCCATGAACAAGCCCAGCGCCCAATGGGGCGTGAACGCCATCCTCGGCGACTTCCATCTGGGAGAAGGCCGCATCCTGGTGACGCTGGACCTGAAGGCACGGCCCTGGGGGTGCGGCTCCGGCAAGAAGGGCTCCTGGAACAACACCAAGATTCAGTGGGAGGTCTGCGAGCCCGCCGGACACACCTACGCCGGAGGCACTATGGTGGCCTATGATACGGCGAAAAACCAGGCGTACTTCGACCGGATGTGGAAGATGCTGGTGGCCTGGAATGTGTACTGCGTGGTGAAGCTGGGGTATCCGGTGTCGGGTATCAGCGACCACGCGGAGTCCTACCGGGAGGGCTACGGCTCCAACCACAGCGACATGGGGCAGTGGCTTCCCAAGCATGGTAAGAGCATGGACGCCCTGCGGGCGGAAGTGCAGGCGATTTTGGAGAACAAGGAGGACGAAGAAGTGAATCTCGTTCAATTCAAGGAACTCTGGCATCAGATGCGCAAGGAGCTTCAGGACAACGACAGCAGCGCATACAGTGAACAGGCACGGCAGTGGGCTGTGGAGAACGGCCTGATTGCCGGAAACGGAACGACAGTGGATGGTCAGCCGAACTATATGTGGGAAGATGTTCCCACGAGAGAGCAGCTTATCACCGTCCTGTTCCGTTTCGCCCAGATGATGGGCATGGCATGACAATCCAGATGACCAAACGGAAGAAGCCGGATTATTCCAAACGGCTGGTGTCCGACATCCGGGCTCTGCTTTGGGTGGTAACGGTAGGCGGGTTGTTGCTGGCCGCCTACTGCATCTACAAGGGATACACCGGTTCTCTTCCCTGGCTTTCAGCCATGGTGGGCTTGCCCTGGACTGCGCACGGCGTGGTCTGCTCCTGCTACCTCAGCATGGCAAAGAGCGACCACAAAGCGGGCGGCGTCACTTTTGAAGCCGCAAAGGCGGCAAATTTCCATATGCAGAATCAGGCGGGGAGCCAAAACAGCCCCGCCATCTGACAGACTAACAACTCAGGAGGTACGGGCATGGACCCCATTGTCCAGACGCTGGTCTCCGTCCTTTTGGCTGTCATTGCCTCTTCCGGCTTTTGGACCTTCATGCAGAAGCGAGCCGATAAAAAGGACGCAAAGACTGAACTGCTGATTGGAATGGCCCACGATCGCATCATGTATCTTTGCAGATGCTACATCGAACGGGGCTGGATCACGCAGGACGAGTACGAAAATCTTCGTACCTACTTATATGACCCCTACAAGAAAAATGGCGGGAACGGCTCGGCAGAGCGGAATATGAAAGAAGTGGAAAAGCTCCCCATCCGTCCGAATGATTATCGGGAGGAGGACGGCTGAACCCGCCGGAGCAATTCAAAATGGAGGAGCCGGACAGTGCTTTTCCGCACGGAGAGGGGCGGGGACGCGATACCCCCCCCTCTATTTTATTGAACAAGGAAACGGAGGTGGGTTATGAGTTACCGGATCGACGGGACAACTATCTACCTCACCAGAGGAGATACATTTGAGGCAAAGGTGGAAGCGAGACTCCCGGATGATGAAGGGGGAGCGGCCTATGCCCCGGCAGTGGGAGATGCCATCCGGTTTGCGCTGAAAGCCGACTATATGGACGAAAAGCCGCTGGTGGTGAAGGACATTCCGTCGGACACCATGCTGCTGGTCCTGGAACCCGAGGACACCAAGACCCTACCCTTCGGTAAGTATGTGTATGACATCCAGATCACTTACGCCGACGGGAAGGTGGACACTTTTATCACCAAGGGGCGGCTGCGTTTGACGGAAGAGGTGGACTGAGATGCCGGGTACACTATTAGGGGCGCTGAGCGCGTCCGGCGTTCTGCTCACAGGAAAACTCTCCGCCGCGTCGTCCCATTCCTATCCGCCTTACACCGGGGACTACGAGGTAACGCCCAAGACCGAACCGCAAACCTTGGACGTTGCGGGGAAGGTCCTAGCGAAAGACCTCGTCGTGAAAGCGATCCCCTACTTTGAAACATCCAACAAAGAAAACGGCTGGACCGTTTATATTGCAGAGGAGATGTAGCATTATGCCTGGAACAAAATATGTCAATAAAGTCATCTATGGCGGACGGACCCTGATCGACCTGACCGGAGATACCATTTCTGCCGACAAACTTCTGACCGGCATCACGGCCCACGACAAGAGCGGTGCACCCATCACGGGCTCCTGCCCCTTTGATGTGGACTCCACGGATGCCACCGCGGCAGTGGCGGAGATCCTGGCGGGCAAGACCGCCTACGCACGGGGCCAAAAGCTGACGGGCACCATGCCCAACAAGGGCAGCACCAATCTGGACATCACCACCGCTGACCAGGAGGTGTCCATCCCACAGGGCTACCACGACGGCGGAGGAAAGGCCCGTATCGCCTCCGCAGAGGCGGCGAAGCTTATCGCCAACAACATCCGGGAGGGCATCACCATCCTGGGCGTCCTTGGTACGATGTCGGGCTCCGAGAATATGAAGCCTCAGACCAAGAGCGTCACCCCGACCACTTCGCAACAGGTGATCACGCCTGACGAGGCGTACAACTGCCTGTCGCAGGTCACGGTGGCGGCTATCCCCTATTCCGAGGCGGACAACCCGGCTGGAGGTACTACGGTCACGATCGGAGGTTAAGCTGAATGCCAAGTGTCAACAAAGTTGTCTATTCCGGAAGGACTTTGATCGACCTGACAAATGATACTGTTACCGCCGCAGCAATGAGGAAGGGCTATACTGCCCACGACAGAAGTGGCGCACAGATTACCGGAACCATTCCGGACCAGGCGGCGCAGACCATCACGCCGGGTACGGCCGACAGGACGATCCCCAGCGGAAGATATTTGGCCGGGACGCAGACCATCAAGGGAGACCCCGACCTGATCCCCGCGAACATCAAGAAGGGCGTCAACATCTTTAACGTGACCGGGACGATGGAGGAAGGGGCCAAGGTCTACTCCGGAACGGGGAAACCCAGCGCCTCGCTTGGGAGCAATGGCGACATCTATGTCAAGACAAAATGAATAAGCAAAGCGGTGCAATAAAACGCGCTTAAGTGTAGGTTACTTCTTGATTATTCCTACATTTGTTGTGTTTTGGCATTGAAATTGCTGGATTTTGTGTTTCTACTATAGAAACTTATTAGATGGTGTATTACCAGAAAACCAAGTAAAATCAAAGGGAGCATAGGTAGTTAGAAGTAGTTAAAAGCGGGAAAATGTAGGTAATTCACACATTATCCCTACACTACTTCTATACCTCTGCTCCTATACTTTTATGCAGATTATGCATCAGTAGATTGAGAAGGTATCTTGGCCGGTACATGCCTGTTGTAGTAAGCGCTGTAATCGGTATAAGTGCGTTTTCTGTTTTGGAACCAGAGCAGGTACTTTGGTGTCAGCGACTTCTCGGGTGTTTTATAGAATGTCGTATAATCAGTCATGACAGACAGCGTCCTTTCTCACAAAAGATATCGATTCGAGTAGAGGGATGTTTGGGGCATCTCTCTCAAACCACTACATCACTTGGGTTTGTGCTCGGTCAAGGTATCTTCTCAATCTACTGGTTATCGGAAAGACATCTTGAAACGGAAGAAAAAAGTCAACCGCCCGGTACTGTGAATACTGAGCGGCTGACAAATAAGAAATTTTTACGCTTGCCATGCGCAAGCCCGACACGCTATTTTATTTTTTCAATCTCTTCTTTCAGCCACTCGAATTCGCGCTTGGTATATACCTTCTCGGTAATGTCGGAGATCTTATGGCCGACCATGTATTTGATGGCGTACTCGTCCACACCATAGCGTTTGGCAGAGGTGACGAAATGGGTACGGCCGTCGTGAGGGCGGTGGTTCGGATTCAGGCTGAGTTCATCCCGGATGCGCTCAAACGCCTTTTGATACCGGGCGTAGGTCAGTCTGATATTTTTCTTCTTTCGGCTATTGGGGTCGACCCAGTTGAGCAGGTAGGGACTGTTCAGCTCGGCGGCCTCTTTATATTTTGCCTCGACCAGGGGGCGTATCTTGGAATGGATTGGGACAACTCGGTCTGTGCCAGCGTCCGTTTTCATGCCGCCCTGGAAAGTGCCGTTTTCCAAGTCTACATCCTTCAGCTCCAGCAAGCCCAGCTCCTGCGGCCGCCAGCCGGAGTAGCATTGGATCAGGAGAATGTCAACGCCGTTTTTCTTCCCAAGGTTTTCCCAAAGCAAGCCCATCTCGTCGTCTGTAAACGGGATATGGCTTTTCTCCACAGTCTGGATCTCCTTGATGAGTTCGTCCGTCAGCTTGAAAGTTCGGGAGTAGTTCCGATCCACTAATTCATATTCCACCGCGTAATCCAGCATTAGGTTGAACAAGGACTTGATTTTGTTCTTCATGGTGGCAGTCGGACGCTGCTCTTTTCCGCGGACGACAGCTACGCCCTCCTCCATGCAGCCTTTCACATGGCGGGCCCGGACATCCATCACGCGCATCCGATATACTCCGGAACAGTAAGCCCATGCAGACTCCACCGCCTTCGTATCGGCCACGGTCTTCTCATATTCGGGAAACCACTGCTTGTAAAGCTCTTCCACTGTGATGGCTGGATTCAAGTCGTATGGGTTTTTGTTGTACTCCACCAAAGCCTGATAGGCGTCATTGTAGGTTTCAAAGTAAGACTCCGGTTTCAGTGGCTTGGAGATTGGGCGGCCTTCCGGAGTTTTTCCTACGGTGACCATGGCACGGAAGGGTTTTCGGAGGTTTCGGTTCTTAATCTCGCTAATTTGTCCGAAGCCGTTGGGCAGGCGTCGGCGCTTGTGATTCTTATTGCGGGGCTTTCTTCGTTTTGCAGTCGACTGGATGGGATAGCCGCAATGGGGGCAGTTCAGAGCTTTGTCGCTGACCGGAAGCTGGCATTCCGGACATTGAGTGAGCATAAATAGACTCCTTTCTAACCGTTGAGGTTGATTTATCACTGATAATCATATATTATAGTGTAGGAATTGTCAATTCCTACATAAAACTTTTCTAACTTAGATTAGAAAGGGGAACCTATGGTTATCGGTGATAAATCAATCTGCCCCAGATGCGGCGGGACATTAAAGCACTATGACACAGTGAAACGAGTGGTGCGGACAAAGGGTGGAAAACGGGACAAGATTAAAGTTCGACGGGCGTATTGTCTTCGATGCGGAGCAATCCATAGACGATTGCCGAATACCCTCCTCCCTTTCAAACAGTACGAGGCTGAGGTGATACTTGGCGTGCTGGAAGGGTGGATTACCTGTGAGACCCTGGGCTTCGAGGATTATCCCTGCGAAATGACCATGCTCCGGTGGCTATCGCAAAAAGCACAGCTCCTATTATGGAGAAATCCGTAATTGAAAGGAGCTAAGAAATCATGAAACTGATACCCGTAGATCAAATACCAAAGATGAACGGCTATCACAAGCTGCAAGATTTGATCGAGGAGTTTGTAAATGGAGACGCTAAAATCGTAAGAGTAGATTTTGGTTCAGAAGATTACAAATCCCCGTCGGTTTGCCGGTCTTGTCTGGCTGCGGCAATCAAGAGGTCAAGGTATGGCGTCGTGGTAACGAAGTGTTTTTGAGCAAGGATATTTGAAAGGAATTGAGCCGTGTGACAGCGGCTCTTTTCTTTTCCACCGAGGCTGTTTTTACGAAAGGGCAGTTGCTAATTTAGAATAGCCGTTGAAAGGAGGTAGACGCCAATGAATGAAAACGAGTTCCATCCCGGCTCAGTACCGGTACTGGTCGCAGCAAGGATCTACGGTAAGGATGCATCCTGGGTTCGGGCCGGCATTGTTTCAGGATGGCTGCCCATTGGCAAAGCGACCCGCAACGGTAAGTTGGTGACGACCATCGAGGAAATGGACTCTCGATATGGGCGTATCAACTTCTACATCTCACCTAAGCGTTTGTATGAGGAGACCGGATATTTATGGAAAGGAGAGCGGCATTGAGATGGGGACGGAAATTCGTCCGGAGATTTCGGACAAGAGCAAATACTGGATCGAGAAGCACCGCTACTACGAGTTGAAGCATTTCTGCCTTCAATATCCAATTTGGAAGAAAGCTCATGACGCTCTGGATGGGCTGAGCAAGCGTCCCGCCGACCTGGAATTGTTTGTGAAAAGCGGACAGGTTGTCGGAGACCCCACTGCCAGATGCGGCGTTGCTCGGGCCTATTATGCTGAACGGATGAAGATGGTAGAGCAGGCCGCGCTGGGTGCGGACGCTGAGCTTTACCCTTATATTTTGCGGGCGGTGACCGAAGGATTATCCTATACCATCTTAAAAATGCAGGTCGACCTGCCCTGCTGTAAGGATGTCTACTATGACCGGTATAGACGGTTCTTCTGGCTGCTGAGCAAAGCGAGGGACTGACATGAGAATTGTGGACATCGCCGTGAAGCAGCTCTACCGCTTCAACTGCCCTAACTGTGGGAGCAAGCTGGAGGCCGAGCGCGGCGAGCTGAAGGACATGGGCGGAAAGGTCAGCAAGTTTCAATGCCCGGTATGCCGGAAAGAGTGTTTTATTCCTTGGAATGCCCTGCGAAAGCGCATTATTTACGAAAACCAATCCGCAGAATAAACACCCTCCTTTATGGAGGTGAGTCATGTGAAACAAAACTGGCTGGAAACCATCGGGACTTATGTGCTCGTAGGGGCCGCATCCGCTGCGGGAGCGGCTTTGTGGAGCAAGGCCTTGGAGAGAAAGGTAGGTGAGTTTGCACAGAAACGACATCGGCCGAAATCAGAGAAACTGATAGATTTCAAAGAAGCGAAAAGAAGATTGAGTCGTTAAATGCGGCTCTTTCTCTTTTTTCAGGACGCAGGTGACGGAAAACCGTGTTACATTGGTATTTGAAAAAATCCCGGGTGGGAAAAATTCTGAAAATCATTTCAAGGAGGTCTTGATATGACTGCTGTAATTGCGCTTATTATTGGGTTTCTGCTGGGGGCCTCTGTCTTTTATCGCCGGCCGGTGGGCAATCTCCGCATTGACCAGTCTGATCCAGCCGACCCGCCATATTTGTTTCTGGAGCTGTCCTCCAATGTGGGGCGCTTCCTTCACAAAAAATATGTGGTGCTTCGGGTTCGGGCGGAAAACTTTCTCCCGCATGAATGACAGCCCCTATTATGGAGCCAATCCAATATTTTGAAAGGAGCGAACAATTATGGCAGAAATTCGATATTTGTTGGATGAAACCATTGAAACGGAGCTTCAAAATCTGAAAAGCTTCAATGGAGACGGCAAGGAGAGGTCGGCGGCGATTGATGACATCGTGGCGCTGTATAAACTTCATATCGACGAGATAAAAACGGAGGTTGACGCGGAAGAAAAGCGTGAACGCCGTTCTATGGAGCGCACTCGGCAGGAGAATGAGCGTGCGGACCATGACCGGGAAGAAGCATACAAGCAGCGTCAGCTCAAAGAGCAGAGTATCGATCGGTATGTAAAGGTTGGTATTGCGGCCGCGGAGTTGATTGCCCCGCTGATCTTCTATGCCGTCTGGATGAGAAGAGGGTTCAAGTTTGAGGAGACCGGAACCTTTGGTTCGACAACCTTCCGAAATCTGTTCAATCGGTTCAAGCCGACTGCAAAAGGTTGACTTGGCATCCAAACGATGGGGGGTCGTGCGAAAAACACGGCCTCTTCGTTTTTCGCCGATTATGCAGGGTGCTTTATGGAGAGAAAGCAAAGAGCTCTTTCTGTCTCTCGACTAAAAACCGGAAATGCTGTATGATAAGATACGGCCATGACCGGATTAGCTGGAGGTAATGAAAGTGCGAAACAACAAGGGTAAGAAGATTATCAAACCGGCAGGCAGTGAGTTGATGGACTACCTGAACCGGGGCTACGCAATCTGCAATAAGTGCGGAGCGGTCATGGATCGAAGAAGAGATCCTCAAGGCGGATGTGATATTTACACCTGCCCGTCCTGTGGATGGGAAATTGATGAGATGGATTATGAGTACGAGGATGGCGATGAAATGGAACTCGTACTGGATGAAAGAGGTGATGACCGCCTGATCTATCGGAACGATATGCCGCCCGCTGGATGCAGAGCCTGCGGAGGGCCATACCCTAACTGCAAGGCATCGTGCAAGATGTTCGGCAACTAAACATTATCAACGCGGAGGAGGAGTCCCGTCACAGGGGCTTTTCCTCTTTTTGTTTTTGGAGATAGACATGCGATACCACTTTGAAAAGCCCATAATCTATTTGTCCATGTACGGCCAGCGGTATCTCTGCGATCATCCCGTTTATCACAGCTGCACGCTGTTTCTTATCGAGGAGAAAGGGCTGGCGGTTATCCAACAACGGTATGACCCGGAGGCAAAGGCCACTTTTTGGACCGAGGTAGACGCCTGGCTCACCGACGCCTTATATCTGCATCCCAAATTTAAGGAGTTCTTTGATAACCGGGCAGGAGTGTGTACGGGCGGACTCTACCCCACCGTGACCATCCGGCAGATCATGTGGGCGCTGAAAATGAAGCCTTTGCCGAAACAGCGATGGGAAACGGTGTTCGACCGGCGGGATATTTGATGCGCCAAATCCGCAGCCCCTATTATGGAAAGCCAATGCTGATATGAAAGGGGTTAAGGAGCATGGACGAGATGAAATTGCTATCGAAATTCACGACAGGAATCGTTTCCAAACTGGCAGAGGTGGTTTTGCACAAGAAATTGGGTGTTGATGCGGACATCGCACTCAATGAATTGCAGGTCACCGTTGTCGATGGGAAAACGCATATCCATCTGGATTTGGATGCGGAACTCAGCAAAGAAGAATTGACCAGACTTCTGAAACACATTGGGATTTGAGGGAGGGAGCCGTTAAATGCGGCTCTTTTCCTTTTTCCGCAAAATTTGCATCTCCTATTATGGAGAGGATGATTAGCTCAGTTGGGAGAGCATCGCCACAAAATGGCGCTTGTCGCCGGTTCGAGTCCGGCATCAGCCTCCCTCACTTTTGGAGCCTATCGGGGCTCTTATATTTTTGAAAGGGGATGACAAAAGCATGAAAGCGGAGGTCGGATATCAGGACATCGTCATGGGAGCGTTTATCGAAGATCTAATCGACAGCATCAAGTGGAACATGAAGTCCGTCAGGATAAACGACCCGTACTTCCAGCAGCTCAGCGTTGAAAAATTTACGCTGGAAACCTTGCTCCGGGAGATCGAGGAACAGCCTGATACTTCTCCCACCATCGTGGTGGCAAGGTTCACAAGCAGAATGGCCCATTCCGTGAACCAAAGCAACGATCCCGATTGCACATTTTCAATATCCAGAGACGCCGCCCAGTCCATTCTCGACGGGCTATATTTTGACGATTGAAAGGAGAAAAACCGAAATGAAACCCAAGCGCAATCTGGCCAATCAAGCTGTCCGAAAATTAAAACGGGCCTCCCCTGCCATCCTGGCTTGTTTCAGCGCAGCCGGGGTAGTCGTCACTGCTGTATTGGCGGTGAAAGCTACGCCGAGAGCGGTAGACCTGATACGGGCGGACAGCCGGACAAACCATGACGGCGATCCTTATGCCGCCACCAAGACAGAGATGGTCAAATCCGCATGGAAATGCTATGTACCCGCTGTGACGATGGGTGCGGCGACGATTTTCTGTATTTTCAGCGCCAATGCAATCAGCCGGAAACAGCAGGCATCCCTGATGAGCGCCTACGCTCTGGTCAGCCGGCAGTTCCGGGAGTACAAGAGCAAAGTGACGGAGTTCTATGGAAAAGAGGCCCACGAGAAGATTATGCGGTCTCTCGCCGTAGAGAAAGCCAAAGACATCCATATTACGGCACCGAACATATTTTCCAATTCTTCGCTTGATTTCGAGGGTGCGGACGAGGAGGAGCGGCTGTTCTATGATAGCTTCTCCGAGCGATATTTTCAATCCACGATCAGCCGGGTATTACAGGCAGAGTACCATGTCAACCGCAACTTCGCGCTGATGGGCGGCTTCGTGGCGCTCAATCAGTTCTACGAATTCCTCGGGATTGAACCGAAGAAAGAACTATCCGAATTTGGCTGGTGGGTCGATGATGAGCTCTACTGGATCGACTTTAGCCATACCCGAGCTATGGTGGATGATGGATTGAGCGGAGAGGTCGAATGCTGGATTATCGAAATGGACTGGCTCCCCAGCGATAAGGAGCCGGACTGATCCGCCAAAACTACAATGCCTATTATGGAACGATACAACGAAGGAGGTTGCTTTATGGAAAAGAAACAGATTTTCAAACTCATTTCCCTGGCGGGGCTTGCGCTGGGCGGCATTGGAACACTGCTGTCCGGATGGGCCGACGACCAGGAGCAGGATGCGATCATCGAGGAAAAAGTCAATGAAGCGCTTGCCAATCGCGGCATCGAAGAAGCGGAAGAGTCCTAACAAGGGCTCTTCTCTTTTTGGAGGTACCTTAAATGAACGATGCAGCGGTACGAACCATTATTGAATATCTGGAGAATTCAGATGCGCCGGAATTATATTGGCCGCAGCAATGGTTCGAGGAGGTGTGCTTTTCTCGCTGGGCGGCCGAAGAGTTGATCAACGCGATTTTGGATCACCCCATGGCTCCGGCAGAGGACACCATCGAAGAATTCATCATCAAGATGGAGGTTTATGCTTCCATGTCAGAAGGCCGCGACTGTGGGCGGATATTTTCCATCGCAGCGGAAACGGCAACAGAAATTTTGGAATTGATTTGAAAGGAGCCCTTTATGGTAGAACTTGCGATTTTGTCGGTGTTTCTGCTTATCCTGGGCATTGGTGGCCTGATAGCAGATTATGTGTTTCCTCATATTGGTCCGCTTCAGCGGTGGATCGACAGCTTGCCCATGCTGGAAGATGAGGAAGAAGAACTCCTGATCGAGCACTGTCCGGATATTTCGCCAGAGGAGGAAGCAGCATGAACAAACAGGCTTTTATGAACATCGCGAAAGGGGTCAAGCGGGTCCTGAGAAAACACAGTCCGGAGATTTTGACTGGCATTGGCATCGCCGGCATGATTGCCACCACCGTGACCGCAGTTAGAGCCACCCCCAAGGCGCTTCAGCTTATTGACGCGCGGGAAATTAAGGAGGAAAAGCGTCTTAGTACGGCAGAGGTGGTCAAGACTACTTGGAAGTGCTATATTCCGGCGGCGATGACGGGAACACTGTCGGTAGCTTGCCTGATTGGCGCCAGCTCAGTCAACGCCAAACGCAATGCGGCCCTCGCCACAGCCTATACCATCTCGGAGACGGCGTTGAAGGAGTATCGGGAAAAGGCTCTTGAGGTAGTGGGCCCCAAAAAGGAGCAGGCCATTCGGGATGCGGTGGCGAAAGAAAAGTTGGAAAAGGCCCATGTGGAAACCAGAGAAATCGTCAGTACCGGCCGTGGGGAGACGCCCTGCTTTGACCCGCTGACCAACAGCTTGTTCAAATCAGACATCGAAACTATCCGAAAAGCGGAAAACAACCTGAACAAGCGGATGCGGGATGAGCTGAGGATCACGGTCAATGAATTCTTGCAGGAGATTGGCCTTGAGCCATGCGATGACTCCATCGGAGAAACCATGGGCTGGGATATTGATAAGGGCTACATCGACCTGGATTTCAGTTCCCAGCTGGTAAACGGCGTTCCCTATCTGGTCATCGGGCATCATATCCCGCCGCAGTATCTCGGCTGGTAACATCCGCAAAATTTGCATCTCCTATTATGGAGAACCAATCAATTACATTTTTGAAAGGAGATTTTCATCATGGAAGAACTGAAAGTCATGAATACCGAAGTTGAGGAACTGGAGCCCGAAAACGAGGTCGAGGAGGTTTCCGAGAATTCCAGTGCGGGCGCTTTGTTCGCGGGGATCGTCGGCGGCTTCATCGCTTACGCTGCTATCTGCGGGGCGGAGAAGCGCCAGGCGGTTATCTGC